ATGAAAAAATCACATCGCTTCTTGTTGACTTTGTAAAAGAGAATATTCTTAAGCAATGATATTTTTGTGTTCCAATGGTAGAGAGAAAAAGATAAAAAACGTCAGCAAATATTTGATTGACTGGGACTCTGATTGCAAAAGCGGAATTCAAAAAGATGTAAAAAATCAAGTTAAACCTTATTGGTTTGCAGATGTCGTTTTTGAAGAGTTCCCCGTTGCTGGAACCAGAATGACCTTAGATCTTTATAACGCGACTCAAAAGATAGCCATTGAAGTGGATGGCAATCAGCATTATAGATATAATCAGTTTTTTCATTCCAATTCTCGCCAGAAGTTTCTGCAACAGCTACAGAGGGATGAGAAGAAAGAATACTTTTGTGATATTAATAATATAAAACTTATTAGGGTATTAGAGTCTGACGTTTTAGACTCAAAGAAATATCCTAAAAACTTAATAAAACTTTTAAAATGAAATTAGACGAAGAAGAGAGCACTGGAGGCATTCCTCAATCACTATTAGACAAGGTTTATGATTCTACAGGCTCTGTAAATGGTGGTAATAGAGGGTTTATTTTACTTTATGTCAACAAAGAGGGTTGCCCTAGTATGACAAGTAAAACAGAAAATCCTTGCGTTGACATGGCTCTTGGTAAATTAATAGAGATGGCAATGGCTAAAAAAGATGACGATATCACCATATGATCTACTCCTTTGATTTAGAGAAGAAAGTCTTAAGCGGCATCCTCCAACATCAGCACAAGTGGGAGGAGATATCTAGCTTTATAAATGAGAGTGACTTTTATTCAGAGGATTCCAAGGTAAACGTATCAATATTTAAATTATTAAAAAATGCATTAGACAATGCAGAAAATATTGATGAGACAATACTTGTCCAAAGGATACAACAACTAAAAGTTTCCTTTCCTGACAGCGTGGACATTGCTGAATATGTGTTCTCATTAGCTTTCTACAAAATCACAGAAAACATTTTCTTGAGTTCTGTCAAAGAGCTTAAAAAATATACAGCCCGTAGGGAGATTTACACAAGCTGCAAAAAGGTCGCGTCATTTGTTAAGAATGCAGATCCCAATCTTAAGTATGGAGAACTTATTGAACAGTCTGATCAACTGTATAATAAAAACATAAAAGATTTTGAGATGACAGAAGCTGGTCCTGTCAACCTGTTTGACATGATGGAGGAGCTTGTGGAAGACAGGGGAAACAATCCTGTAGAGGACTTTGGAATGCTTGGTCCTCATCAAAGAATTAATGAAATGTATGGATCTTTGCTTCTTGCAGGTAACATATCAGTCATTGTGGCTAGATCAGGAGTGGGTAAAACTAACTTCTGCATGGACTACACGACTAGAGTTTCTGCCGAGCATGATGTCCCCGTGCTTCATTTTGATAACGGAGAGATGAGTGAAGAGGAACTTATCTTTAGGCAGTGTTCAGCCATGACAGGAATTCCTGTCTGGTTGCTGCAAACAGGCAAATGGAGAACTACAGGATATAAAGATTTGTCGCCAGAGCAGGTTGTGGCGAAGGTTAGAGAGGCATGGGGTAAAATTAAAGACATGGAGTTCTATTACGAGAATGTTGCTGGTTTGTCTCCAGATGAAATGTGTTCTCTTCTTAAAAGATTTTATTTCTCCAAGATAGGAAGAGGTAATCCTTTGATTTTTAGCTTTGACTATATTAAGAGCGACTTTGGTAGCATTGGCAAGGTTGACGGTTGGCAACAGGTTTCCTACATGGTTCACAAGTTTAAACAGACCATCCAAAGAGACTTATCTTTTGACGGCAAACCATGCGTCTCAATGATTACCTCTGTTCAGTCTAACAGGTTGGGTATCACCAACAATAGAGGAGCAGGTGGAATAGTTGATGATGAAAGCGTTGTATCTTTATCTGATGGAATTACTCAATTTTGCTCTCATCTTTTCTTGCTTAGAAGAAAGGTTGCAGATGAAATACATGAAGAGGGAGCGAACTTTGGAACGCACAAGCTAATCAACCTAAAGTGTAGACACCTTGGCAAAGATGCTCTTAGAGCAATCCATCCAGTAGAAATGCCAGATGGAGCTAAAAAACAGAATTTTATTAATTTAAATATAGAAAACTTTAGGATTACCGAGTGTGGAGATTTGCAAGATATTGTAAACGCTTTCAATGGAGGAGGGGTTGAGGTTAATACAAATGAGACAGAAGAGATACCAATCAATCTTAGAGCGTAATGAATTACAAAGAGGTTTTAGAAAACCTTGGGTATCGCCTCAAGGATCACGGATCATACTGGAGAACAAATGCAGTATATAGATCTGGCGACAACTCAACAGCCCTTCAAATTTATAAAGATACTGGAGTCTGGAAAGACTATGTAGAGGACTCTCAGTTTATGCCTTTCGAGGCTCTACTCCAAAAGACTCTAAACACAAAAGACCCTAATGCAGTAAAGCATTATTTAAAGGATAACGGTGTAAATATAGGAGCAAGAATAAAACAAAAACACCTATTGAAAGAAGAGAAGACATATTCTCCTAAAGTTCTGACAAAGCTTTTGCCTCATCATGATTTTTACCTAGAAAAAGGTATCAGCAAGGAGACTCTTGAGGACTTTAAGTGCGGATTGGCCATGTCTGGTAAAATGTATCAAAGGGTGATATTCCCAATTTTCAGAAAAGATGGTAGGATACATGGTTTTTCTGGCAGAAAAGTCACTAGCGACGATAGGCCAAAGTGGCTACATATGGGGAAGTCATCAGGTTGGTTTTTTCCATATTACAATATTACTAAAGTTCAAAAATCTATAGAAGAAAAAGAAGCAGTTCACATTGTGGAATCTGTAGGAGACTGTTTGTCTTTATACAACAATGGCATAAAAAATGTTCTTGTTTCTTTTGGTTTGAATATTTCTCCAAAATTTATAGCAAGGCTATCTTTACTGCCTATAAAAAAAGTTTTTGTATCCTTCAATAACGACCACACATCTTCTATCAATAGAGGGTTTGAAGGAGCAATTAAATCTATTTTTAAATTGGTTGAGTCGATTGATTTTGACAAAATATACTTTATTCCTCCTGAAGAGAATGACTTCGGGGAAATGTCTAAAGATCAAATAGAAAAATACGCTTCAGATTGCTATAATATACAACATCAAGAGTCCATGTCTAAAGTGATAAAGATTGCTAAAGATATGAATCAACGAGGTGTAAACAAAAGTTTTTCTTCTTCTTTTGCAAAGCTTGTAAAGAAAAACTCATTTCATTATGACGACTTCTGAGAACAAGCCTCTATCTGCATCGCGCATAAAGACGCTACAAATGTGTTCTTGGCAGTATTGGTGCAAATACCACTTAAAGCTCCCAGATAAAGCTAACGAGGGGAGTTTGCGTGGAACGATATGCCATGCTGTTTTTGAAAACTTGGGGAATCCTAAGCATAAAAAACACTATACCCGTATAATTAAAACTCAAAACGCCTTTGCTTCACCTCCAGTCAAAAGGATGATAGAGGCGTATGCTAAAAAGCACAATATAGATGATTTTGAGAACATGGACCTGATAAACCAAATGACGGTAGAGGGTCTTAATTACGATTTTTTTGGGGACAAGGACGGGAAGCCAACCAACTCTATCAGTGAAAAGGATTTTGATATATCTGTAAACGAACAGGGCAAAAACTATCGTATACTAGGCTTTATTGATAAGCTTTTTTTATTTAAGAGAAAGAAGACGGCTCTTATTAGAGATTTTAAAACATCAAAACAAATTTTTTCTGGAAAGGAGTATACCGACAACATGCAGAATTTAATGTATTGTTTGGCGGTAAAACACTTATATCCAGAGTTCTTAAAAAGAAAGATGGAGTTTCTGTTTGTTAAGTTTGATTGCAATAACGATGGGTGTTGTGAAATGGAGCCATTAGACGAAGACGAGTTAGAAGGCTTTGAATATTTTTTGACAGAAGTGCAGCAAATTATTAATAATTTTAATGAAGTTGCCGCCTCTAAAAATTTAGCTTACGATAAGGGTTATTTAGGCAGAGACGATGGCTTTGCTGGCAGAGTTGTTTGCGGTAGAGCAGAGTATGCTGGTCAACTCAAAAAAGATGGGACTCCCATGTGGCATTGTCCATTTAAATTTCCTAGAGAGTTTTACACTTTAGTAGACAAGGATGGCGTGAGGGTCGCATCTGCCGACTTAAAAAAAGATCTCAAAGAAAAAAAGACAAAAGATTTGACGATAGAAAAAGTTAAATATGACGGATGCCCTGCTTTTTCCTTTGACAAACCAATGGAGCTTCTGTAACATACAGGAGTGATACCATTATTTAAAAGCACCTTCAGCATAGGGCGATCTCTTCTGAGGGTTGAGGATTTAGTTGACATTGCCCAAAGTGGGGATGTCAAGAAAATGATTTTAGTAGAAGATAACTTCTATGGTTTTAGGGTAATTAATAAAGCTTTTCTGCACATAGAAGTTCCTATGGTGTATGGAGTTAAGTTGCCTGTTGTCCAGTCGAGCATTACAGAAAAGCCTAGTAAATTAATTTTCTTCCCTAAAAACAACAAAGGCGTAGCCGTTGCTAGAAATCTCTACACTAAGTGTTTTACAAGCGTAGGAGAATACTTAAACATGTCAGATCTAGGTGAAGGAGAGCTTGATGATATTAGCATAGGAGTTCCTTTCTATGACTCTTATGTGTTCAACAACATCTTTCATTTTGGAATGTGTGATCTTTCTCTAGATAAGTATGATCATTTTTACATAGAAGAATCTAACAATCATCCTTTTGATTTCCAAATCAGCAACGCTCTTAAAAAGTTGAATGTAAAAACAGAAAAAGCAAAAAGCATTTATTATAGAGATAAAGAGGATTTTGAAGCCTTCCAAATGTATAAAGCGATATGCAACAGGAAACAGGGCAGAGTCCCAACATATAGTAACCCAAGACTAAACGATTTCTGTTCTGATGAGTTTAGCTATGAATCTTTTTTAGAAAATGTTGCCAAGTAATCAAAAATATTTAGTATTCGATACAGAGACAGAGGGTTTAAATTTGCACTCTTCTAAAACTTGGCAGCTATCTTGGATTGTTTGTCAAGGAAACAAAGTGTTAGAAACACACGATAAGTTTATAAAACATAAAGAGTTAAATATACCAGAGGTTGTTAGAAAGTTAACGGGCTTTG